ATGTTATTGGATCTACTGAGTGATTAACAAATTTATATGGTGTCACTGAAGTGTAATCTACTGCAAATGAAACTTCCGTTTGTTCTCGTAAATCTACTACTATTTTATATACATAATCATAGCGAGTTGTTTGCGCTATAGATTCCGAAGCTCCGGAAAAAGGAACAAAACATATTTCAACTCTCCCACTATGATAATCTGTTTTTACAAATTTAAATGTGTAAATTAAAGAACCTCTCCATTGTTGGAAAGGTCCACAAATATATTGTAGATGGGTTGGCGTAGGAATGGTTGCTGTACCATTATCTCCTTGTCTCCCTACCTGCACTCCTACACTCTCGGATCTATAGGTTGGAGAAACATTTGTTCTCCATAAAACTGTCCCAAATGTAGTATTATTTGTATAGTTAAAAGCTGAAATATAATTTGGCATTCTTTTCAAATAGTCAAATGAAAGCTCATCCATATCACTACCGGCCCAATTTCTGATAAAATCAAGTCGATTAATGTTATGCATGGCGAGTTTATATCCATGGTCAACACCATCAGCATTTCCAAAATTTTGAGTTGGTCTTACTAATACTGTTTTACCATGGAAGGCTGGTTCTGGTTTCGACAATCCTGGTATAAATGACAACTGATCTGCAGCAAATTTGTAGATATCAAACGCTGCATCTGTGATTTTAGCTATTGGTTTAACGACAGGTCCCAGTGAAGGAACAAACCCGTTAACCAAATCAGCTCCGGACTGAACTACTTGATCTAAAACACCAGCTGCCTGAGTAATAAAACCATGACCTTCCACAGACTTTGTAATATCCTGAAGAGAATTCAATTTAATTTGATCAGTTATTGGTGTATAAAGAGGTGACAAAGTTGGGTATCCTAATTCGATATTTTCAAAATAAGCCCAAACATTAACTTGTAGTGCGACTTGTGAAACCTGATTTAATGGTGAATACACACTCAATACAAAACGTGCCCATTCATATTTGCCTGATATTAAATCAAATGCAAAGAATGGTGAAACGTATGGAATGCGTATCGTCACTTCTGATTGCTTTGAAATGTCCAACTGTACGTTATGCATAACTACTTTCCGATCTAGTGCTCGTACACACTCATCAACACGATCTTGTCCCATCAAGGTTGGGATCGGTATAATTTGTGCGATCAAACGACCAGCTTGGAAAGGCTGTGCATTGACTTGTACTCTAATAATAGCATCGGCTCTAAACGAGGTAAACCCATCGAGCTTATTACGATGCATTTCACTTAAAATTCCAGTAGGTACATTAAAAGAAACCAGAGTTTGATTTGCAGATTGTGATTGCCACAAAAC